GCCACACGGTATTACTTCTACAAAGGATGGATTTGAACGTCATGTAAGTAAACCTAAAAGTTGGGTGGTGGCTTAATGGCCAAAAGACAAGATAAGCGTGCATTGCGAATCAGGGAGATGTTCGATGCTATTAATAGCTCGACTAGGCAGGAATGGCAGAAGGTAAACCAAAAGGGATATGATTTTTATCTCGACAATCAGTTAAGCCAAACTGAAAAGACAACCCTTGAAGATCAAGGGATGCCTACATTCACAATTAATAGAATTATTCCTGTAGTGGAAATGCTGAACTTCTACGCCACTGCTTCTAATCCGAGGTGGCAAGCGGTTGGTGTAGAAGGCAGCGATGCAGATGTTGCGGCTGTATTTGCTGATATGTCTGACTACATATGGAATTTATCCAGCGGAAGTACATTATTTGGTAATGCAGTTAATGATGCCATTACTAAAGGTGTTGGTTACTTAATGGTCACTGTTGATCCAAACATGGATAGAGGTATGGGTGAAGTAACTATTCAACAGCCTGATCCTTTTGATGTATATGTAGATCCAAAATCTAGAGATCCATTATTTAGAGATGCTTCTCACATTGTAGTAAGAAAATTAATGACTAAAACACAGTTAATTAATATATCTCCAGAGCATGAGGCAAAGATTAAGCGTTCTACCAGTTCACATCTTTCAGATTTTGATTACTCTGAAGGCGCAATAAAAGGAACTGATTTTCAATTTCAAGATATAACAGAATCATTTGGGAAGAAAAATGTTCCCGATGAGATGGTTGAATATTTTGAGGCTTATGAAAAAGAACGCAGACCATACTATAATGTATTTTATCAAGTTATTCCACCTCCAGAAGAAATGGAAAAGATTCAGCAACAAGTTCAAATGAAACTTGAAGAGATGAAAAAAGAGATGGATGTTGCCTTAGAAGAATTAGATGCTCAATTAACAAAGGGAGTAGAAGCTGGTGAAGTTATCCCTGAAAGAAGAGAATTAGAGCTTGAGAAACAGGCTAAGTTAAATCAAGAACAATTACAAACGGCTCAACAGCAATTATTAGCAGAAGCTCAGAAAAAAGCTACAATTATTCAGAATAAAATTGTTAGTGAAAAAGAATATAAACTAATAATTCAGGAAAAAGTGTTCGCTGATACAATTACAGATGCAGTTAAGTTCTATAAAGAAGGTATAAAATTGACTTGTGTATCTGGTGATATAACACTATACGAATATCATCTTCCAGTTTCTGTATATCCAATTGTTCCTATTTCTTATAAATGGACAGGAACCCCATTCCCGATGAGTGCAGTTTCTCCGCTTGTTGGAAAGCAAAGAGAATTGAATAAAGCACATCAATTAATGGTTCACAATGCCTCTCTTGGTTCATCCTTGAGATGGATGTATTACGAAGGAAGTATTGATACCGATTATTGGGAGAAGAACGCTACAGCTCCTGGGGCATTGTTACCTGTTAATTCAGGATATGATAATCCTAAAGAAGTTTTACCAGCACAATTATCCAGTGCTTTCTTTTCTATAGTACAAGAAGGCAAGGGAGATATGGAGTATCTTGCTGGTATTTATTCTTCCATGCAGGGAAATACTGAATCACAACATGATACATATCGTGGTATGCTTGCTCTTGATGAATACGGAACTAGGCGAGTAAAGCAATGGTTAAAGAGTTCTATAGAGCCAGCGCTAAAACAGATGGGTGAAGTAATTAAGGAATTTTCACAAGCAGTATATAAGGCGCATAAAGTTTTTAGGATAGTTCAGCCTTCTGCAATACAAGAAGAAAGAACTTTTGAAATTAATATACCAATATATAATGACTTAGGACAGGCAGTTGGTAAATGGAAAGACTATTCTGCCGCTAGATTTGATGTAAGAATTATTTCGGGAAGTACTCTTCCCTTAAATAGATGGGCCTACTTGGCTGAATTAAAAGAGTTAATGAAACTCGGTGTTGTAGACGATATTGCAGTATTAGCTGAAACTGATATACGCAATAAGGAGAAGATTATACAACGTAAGAGTCTATATGCTCAGTTAACTGAACAGTTAGAAAAAATGGAAGCGGCAGTTAAAGACAAGGAAGGCACTATCGAAACACTTGAAAGACAGCTTGTGCAAGCTGGCATACAGGACAAAGTTCGCACTGTGGAAGCAGAGTTACGTAAAGGAGCAACCCAAGCTCAAAGTAGAATGGCTCTCGCTGCTTCAAAGACAGAACAAGATCAACAAGTTGCTAAACAAAAAGCGGCTGTTGAACTTAGTGCGGCTAAAAAGTCTATGAATGGGAAACAATAAGGGGAAATATGGCAAAAGAAGAACAACTGGCAAACCCAGAGACAGAAAGCGCAATTGTAGCAGAGAATCCTGCGCAAGAAGCGGTTTTTGGCTCCAGTGACGATTTCTTTACTGCATTAGACAATGATGTCAATTCGATGATCATTGATCCAGATCAAGCAGTAGAAGTCGCCACCCCTGATGAGCAGTCAGAAACGGTAACTCAGACTCAGGTGTCTGACTCCACGATAGAAACGACTGATTGGGAAAAAAGGTACAAAGACTCATCTCGTGAGGCTCAGAAAATGAAAGCTAAACTAGATGAAGTAGAACCTTTTATTCCCATCTTGGATACTATGAAAAGTGATCCAGGATTGGTAAATAATGTAAAGGATTATTTACAAAATGGTGGAAAAACAGAAAACGTGAAGGAAGCGTTAAATTTACCTGATGATTTTGAGTTTGATATGGATGAAGCCGTAGCAAACCCTCAAAGTGATTCTGGAAAGATGTTTAATCATACTATCGGTGGTATTGTTGATCAAAGAGTTAACCAACAGTTACAGACTGAAAACCAAACCAGAGCCCAAGATGCAGATGCTGAAAAGCGTGCAGCTGAGGCTCAGCAATTCAAGAAGAATACTGGAATGGCTGACGAAGAGTTTAGCGATATGATGGTATGGGCAGACGACCATAGAATTAATCTTGACGATATTTATTATCTAAAGAATAGAGGACAAGTTGCTTCTAATGTAGCTAAAGCTACTAAGGACGATATGCTTAATCAGATGAAGAATGTTAGGGAAATACCAAAAAGTACTAGTTCGGTCAATAGTGCATCACAAGAGACTACTGACCCAGACACGCAGGTACTTGATGCTTTGAAAGGATTAGATCAGGGAGTAGATACCCTATTTAGTTTCGACTCAGAGTAGTTAACGACTCCTTCCAAAAAGGAAGGAAGTAAAAATGGCTGATAGTCCTTTGTACTTAAGTACACACGATCAAGCCCCATCATCTGCTGGTTCTTCTCCTGGCTCAGGAGGGGCAGGCATTGGTGATCTTAGGCGACGATATAACTTCGGTGGAGCCGTAAGTGAACTCGCTATAGATCAAACACCCTTTTTTCGATTTCTTAACAAAGTTTCGAGAAAACCAACGGATGATCCCGAGTTTAAATCACTCGAAGAACGTAGCATGTGGCATAAGCGTTATGCATATGTTATGGGATATGTAGCATGGAATGGCTCTGCAGGTTTATCTGGATTGACATTCGCTACAAACGCACCTGATATTGGAACTGGCGCAATTGCCGCTGATTCTTATTTAGCTGTTAGCATGGGTGCTGATTACAAATCTGCTGGCAATGAGCAGAACATCTTAGGGCAAACTGGCGTAGCAGCTGGTTCAGCAGGTACAAAACCGATCTTCTTTTTACAAGATCAGTTAATTAAAATACCTGTAACCAATGCTGGCGATGGCGACAATTATATTGTTGGCAGAGTACACGCAGCTCCCCTAGATGATGGACAGCAAGTAGAGCTGGGACTTAAAATAGTACGTGGAGTCCCCGCACCAGCTTCTGGCAATTGGAGTTTCAAAAATGACAGTGGTTCTGCGTTTATCACAGCAGCCGCTAGCGTAACTGAAGCTATGAAAAGCTATGTAGTTGGTTCTGCATTTGCTGAAGGTTCGAGTTTTCCAAGTACCTATAAAGATACACCTTATCTGGATAGATACGGATATACTCAAATCTTTAAGACGAGTATGCAGATGACCAATACTGCACGTGCAACTTCACTGAAAATCGTCCCAGATGAATGGGCGAGAGTATGGAAAAACAAACTCATTGAGCATAAATGGGACATCGAACAGGCTCTGCTATTTGGCAGTAAGCATGCTGATGGAACTACCCGTTATACTCAGGGTATTGTTGATTACGTAACATCTAATGGAAACTTATTCGAAATTGATCTAGCAACAGACGGTAGTGGTACTACCTCTGATGATTTCTTGGAGAATATGAGTTCATGGATGGATCCTCGTTACAATAATGCTGGGGCTACACTTTTCATGTGTAGTACTGCCGTATATAACTGGTTTCATAAATTAGCTGGTTATGTTCAAAGTAATGTGAATGTTGGTGGTCAATACCGCCTTGATTTCTCAATATCTGGCAAAAGCGTGAAGTTTGGTTTGGATATGACTAAGATTAGTACTCCTTACGGAGATATGAATCTTACTAGGAATATCCATCTAGACGGTGGTCAAA